CGGTTGCATTGTCAAGAGTCATTAACTATTATCTCCTTTAAAATTGATTTGAATTTAAATATATCAATATGTATAAAGGAATTATACTTATTGATTCTCATCGATAAGAATTTCCACACAGGGTCAGAAAGTTTCTTATCAAAATCATCTTTGAAACCGATTATCTTATTCAGAATGATAAACGTTTCAATCGAAATATTCTTTCCCAAATATTCCTTTATGATTTGAGGGTGTCTCGTTCCCTCAACTCTAAACATACCATCAAAGTCTTTGTTTGTAAAGACATCTTCTATCTCAGTCTTGAATGTATAAGTTAACGATTGAATACGTTTCTTCCACTCAGTATAATTCTGTTCTCCGTTTCTGACAATCTCCCCAATCCAAAGAGACTGTGGGTCTGTACATGACACAAACGCAGATACGAAAAACTCAACAACTTCTGTGTCATTTTTTTGTCGTGACAACTTCTCAAAGAAAAATCTGTCACGCCGTTTGTAAAATGACTGAAGAGATGCTCTAGACTTACCACCATAACGATGGTAATCATAATTTTTTTTACAAAAATGGTTCTTCAATCCAAGGTATGTTTTATAACAGTCATATGGTTGCACCTTAGGTATCATATAGGAAGTTTAGCGTGAGATGTTTTCTTCAGTAGATTCAATTCCATTGCCTCTGCTTTCAATCGTTCCTTAAGAGGTTTCGAAATCAGTTTAGGGATAGATTCAAGATCTAAACTATTCTTTTCACAAAAATACACAATTGCATCTACGTATTTCATACCATTACAGTTTTTGACGATGGATTCAATCTCTTCAGCAAAAGTTCGACTACTATAGAATTTCTTTTCTATAATTTTATCGACACTTAGTTCTTCAGGACTTTGCATATTCTCTGAGTTTAGATTCCACAAATTCGTGGATGTACTGGATAAGTAACTTAATATATTTGGACTTATCATATTCTTCATAGACTTCAACCTCTCCATTTTCACAGGTCATAATGATTACAAATTTTTTGACTATAAGACCCTTCATCTCATACAACATACAAGCATATGCTGCACACTGAACAAAGTAGTCTTCAATCCACTCTCTTTTCTTGGGTTTGGCCGATGTCTTGAAGTCAATGATAGCCAGTTCAGGTTCACCATTTTCTCCAGTATGTTCTGCGATACAGTCAACAGAACCGGCGATACCTAGTTCAGTACTATACAATGCAGTTTCTTGACATAGGATGTTATCAATCTTATCCAAGTCAGGTTTAGCCTGTTTGAATAGGAACTGAGACAAAGGAAGAACATCAGAGAAAGTATCTGAGTTGTTCAGATACTCCTCAATCAATGTATGTGCATCAGTACCACGATGGGTAGCCTTACGAGTAATGTTGTTGGCTTCTTGTTCACCAACTTTCTTTCTCCATGTCTTGAACTTGTCTTTGTTTCTCCAACTAATCACCGAAGTGATAGATGGCATCCTTACAAGTTCTTCAGTTCCAAATACTTTATAGTAACGAACTCCGTCAATACTCTCTCGTTCAATAGGAACGAAAGGAACATCCTGATGATTAAACATTACATACCAAGTTCAAGTTTAGCAATGATGTACTCCTTCACGAGACCACTTCTGCAGATATCCTCTGCGTTAAACTCAATTGTATCAAAAGATGGCATGTTCGTCAAGATTCTCATGAAGTCTGCAATGCCGTTTCGTTCGTTCTGTTTGGTAAGGTCAGACTGAGTTGCATCACCACAGAACATAATCTTAGAGTGCTCACCAATACGAGTAATCATCGAGTCCAGTTCATGGAAGTTCAGGTTCTGGAACTCATCAACAATTACAATCACATTGTCTAGTGTTGTACCACGAATGAATGACGTGGACCAGAAAGAGATAGTGCCTTGTGCTTTCAAGTTGTTATACAACATCTCAAAAGAAGCATCATCAGGCATCTCAAACATATACTTCACCATATTCTTATATGGTATCTGATACAGAGATGACTTGTCCTCATGGTCACCGGGAAGGAAACCAATCTCTCTGGTGGGTACAAGGGACCTGACGATGTAAATCTTCTCGTAGGGTGTCCTAGGGTCTAGAACGTCTAGAAGGGCGTTGTAGAGGGAGATAAAGGTCTTACCTGTACCGGCACAACCATATGCAACAAGGTTTTGTTGACTCTTATACTTCTCAAAGAACAGTTCCTGGTTCTCCGTAATCGGTTCCACCTTCTTAATATAATCAAGATTGATAGGTTTCTTCCTCTTCATTGTCTTGTTACTCATACCAAATGGTACTGGGTTGGTGTTACCAATACCTGCTTTCTTTTTTACTGCCATATGATGTTAGTCGTAATGTTTTAGGTTACTACCTGGTTGTTGTTTTGCCTTTCCAATTACATCCTTCCATCCAGGATGTTTAGTATAGATTTTACTTAAGGGGTCACCCATTTCAATACCTAAACATGGAGCATTATCTGGAGTATAATACCTTGACCAGTCTGGATTGTCTTTACACCACTGAGACCAGTCATGAACACTCATCTGCACTTCTTTAGTCTCACCAGTATCTTTATTCTTAATTGGATATGTTGCCAAAATTTTCACCTCCATTATGTTTGTGTTGATATTTATATTATATCAACCACTCATTATCAATACCTCCAAGTGCTTCTGCTGTTATGGGAAACTCTTTACAAAATATCTCCTTACAAGATTTTGCAATTTCCATATGCTCTTTCTGTGTTCCATTCTTCTCTCGTAGAGCAATGTAGGTAATCCAGCTCCGCAGACTGCCAGTCATATACATTCTGGTTGGTGTTGCAAGGGGTAATACAAAGCGTGCACATTCCTTTGCGACACCAGCCTCCAACATCTGATTATAAAGATTAGATGCAGAACTGAATAAAGTAACCATCTGACGGTTGATTTTATCGACCATCTCAGGGTCAAGGTCATCAATACTATTCTGACGATTCTTATCATCCTGACGACGGAGTTCAGGAAGTTCAATCTCAGAGTTCAAAAAATTAGTACTTGCATACCTCTGTGAAAACTCTTGAAAGGTGAAACTTCTATGACGCAATACTTGTGCTGCAATACCTCTCGTAGTCTCAATCTCCATAGACATAAATGCCTGTTCAAAAATAGACCAATGTTGATGTTTGATACAGTACTTCAGAAGACCTGCGAACTTCTCACTGTCCTGATTGTTTGGATTACTTACACGTGCACAATATGCTATGTGTTTCTCTGCATCAGGTGTTACTGAGATTAGTTTGGCTTGATTCATATGTTTTACTAGACTTTAATTGTTTACGTTCTTGTTTAACTCTTTCGACATAGAGCCTTTCACCTTCACTAAAGAGTTCAGGATGTTTGAGGATGTACTTAATTGCTTTTTTTGTTTTCATGATTGAAATACGTATCGAAATAAGAAACTATTCCATTACTTAATTGGTTACCCTGAGAAACCCAAGTGTCTACACATTCATAGATGTCTTGAGTACTATATGATTCTTCTTCTATCTTAGTTCTTCCATACTTATTTAACAGAATACTGAGACACTGTTGACGAAGTTTCATTCGGTTTTCAGAGTATCTCCAATCATCACTCATCATCTTCGTAAACCTCATCATAATCTGGAAGGGGAGGTAGAGTTTCTTCTAACCTACTGGTGTATGACTCAACATCAGAATAGACTTCTGATTCCAATGCATCAACTAAGAGTCTAAGATTTCTTGTGATCAGTTTAAGTTTATCTTTTTCCATAAAAAAAGGGAGACTTGTGTCTCCCTAGTCTATCAGATAACTGAACATGTGACAAGTGTCACTTATTGTAAGTACGACCACGGTAACAAAATGTACCATGGGTTTCACTTGACTTCATACAACGGGTATCATACTCAACACCACGATATGCAGTGTGTGTAATCTGTGCGTCGTGAAGAGCAGATGCTTTGTTGATCTGCTTCTTGATCATTTGAAGTGTGTTCATTAGTTTACTCCTAAAGTAATAGAGGGTTTTTAATCCCCGTTCCTTGGAGCATAGAACGCAGAAAGGTTGAGATGATTTCCTTTCCGAACGTACCGTTCCCTTATGCTCTACTTGCGTCCCATTCAGATTTCATCTCTTGCAGATACTTTAAAATATCTTCTGGAGAATGTTTATCACTTTTTTCCATATTCTTTTTAGAATCCAACCACCTTAAATTATCTTTATGATTACAAGCCCATACTTGAAATGGGTCTGTAAAATCAAAGGCGGAAACTGGAAGAATATGATCTAAATGATAATCTGGAGAAGGTCTTTCTCCAATATTCAACAATATTGAGTTTACATCAATACCATATTGATTAAAGAGAATTTTAGATTCACCCTGTTTTACCAAAGTTTGTCTAATTCTTCTTGATAGATGCTTTCTTAAATAGAATTCACTATCAGATGATTCTCTTTCACTTTTATACTGTTGAATTTGTTTTGCTCTTTTAGTTCTAAATTCTTTATCACTGTTATACTTATTCTTGCGGGAATTGTTATAACACTCTTTACATTGTTGTTTCAATGTGATTGAACCATTTCTATTCTTTTGAGAGTAGAAAGAAGATAAAGGTTTATATTCAGAACATTTAGAGCACTGCCTCATTATCTGATGGGATGAACGTACACTTTTATTTATAAAAGTGTTTCCTTCAGTCGTTCCTTTAGTCGTTTGCGTCCCAATACCACTCACATTCTGGAGCAGAATCTTTTAAGGTTTCTACCAACTCAACCTTGAGTAAATTACTAAGGGTGGGGTTTGTCTCAATCTTCAGCATAATAGCATCAGTTTGAGTGCAGGTGAGTGTTGTATAGAATAATATTTCTAGCATGGGATCAACGGAACCGTTGCGCGACTTACTTGCGTCCTGCGGTGTCTTTTTAGGCTGTGTGCCTAACGACTACCGCTTGGATGAACGATAGGTCTATTATAGACCACTATCTCTATTTAGTCAAGTGTACCGTATTCTTCACCTTCCTTAATCAGTTCAGAGACATAATCCTCTGTTCCATCGATGGTCTTAACCGCAAACAAATTAGACTTCTGATATTTTTTTATTTTCTTATACTGTTTAAGTAATGTTTGAACTTGATCAGGCTTCATATTGATACCCTCAAACTCAATCGAGAACCCGTTACTCATTTTTTCTTCTTCTCTTTTTCTTTTGGTGGAGTATTACCCCACAGTTTAGGATTGATTCTTCCTTGTGCCTGAGTTATATTTTTAAAATCACTACGATAGTTGTCCCAATAGTGATCAAAGATATCAACTTGTTTTGTAGCGACTACAATATCAAAATGAGTATTTCCATCTTGAAGATACTCAATTAGAAATGCACTAGTAGGTAGACTTTTATCTTGTGCTAGTGTTGGATCGCAATCAGTATGGATAAATGTTATCTTATCACTCAAGACCTACCTCCCCATTGAATATCTGGGTATGCAGATTCAACTACTCCCTTAGTAATTTTATATTGATTTCCCAGAAGTTTATCCTTCACAAGACAAAGGAGATTTGCTTCTGCTGGATGAAGAACCTCAAGAATCTGAATGAACATAGACTCTCTACGAGTTTTAGAAAGACTGTCATTACCACCTTTCACAAAATGATAAAGGTTTCTATATTCTTTACGAAGAGAACTATGATCTGTTCCTATAGGAACATCATTCTTCTCAAATGGAACTTCACCTTCTGGAAGCATAGACACTACAGTGTCATCAAAATTCCAAATCAAAAGTGTAGTTACTGCGTCACAACGATATTCTTTGAGAGCCTCTACCTTTTTTGCTACGGTTCTTTGTGTAGAAACGTATTCAAAAATTTCATGAATGAATGGATTGGGTGGAAGTTTCTTTGGTGTAATAACTTTTTTTGTTGATGTAGCCATGGTTATTAATAATTTTATTCAGTGTACAGTATTTATTTTATGATGTCAATGTTCTTCAGTACCAAAATCTTCTGGAGTATTGTCGAACCTTACTGCAAGAATGTCGTCTGCGATAATCTGTCCATTCTCATCAAACATTTCTGGATGAGTTGGAATGTATGTAGAATTCCTCTCGATAACATATTCTTTAAGTAGATAACCTATTACTCCACCGACCAGTAAAAACATTACTGAAATCACTGTGGATAGGGTCAATGTGACTGCTAACATTTTAGTCCTCCGTTTTCCTTGTATCAAAGGAGATATCTAAGAAAAAATGGAATTCTCGTTTACAAAGAGAAACCATCTTTCCAAACTTGAATTGAAAAGTTTTTGGTTGTTCCCTCCTGTTTTTATTTCTGAGAAGAAGTTCAAATCCCCGATTTATTTTCAGAGATGACTCATCGTTATTTAGAGGTTCTTCCTTTCCTTCCTGGTCTTTTGTCATTCATATACCTACCTGCACCATTAATGATACTCTCAAGATAATTTTTTATTTTACGGGCCTCTGGTTTTCCAAGGTGACCATAACCCTCTCGTAATTGTTTGTGAGTATCATCACCACCACCTTCTAGGTAACCTTCGAGATCTAAGATAAGAGATTTTATTTCTGCTGCAGTACAACTCATTAAGAAATCTTCTACAGTAGTTCTGGTAGATTTATTACTCTTCAGATACTCATACATATCCAACATAAACTTACCTTGAAAGGCATAGTCTATCGTATGTTCAACAGTATCGTAGAGATCTAAATCCATCAAACCAAATTATTTTCTCTCAGATATTTAACAGTTTCTGTGCATCCACCAAGGTTTTTACCATCTACTGTAATCTGTGGGAAGGTAGAACCCTCACCAAACTCGGCATAAAATTTATTCTTTTCAAAGTCTCTACCCAATTTATATTCAACGTATTGTTGTTCCGCTAACTGTAATGCTCCTATTACTTTAGTACAATATGGGCATCCAATTTTAGTATAGACTGCGAAATTATTTGTCGTCATGATAGTATCAAGAATGGAATTGATAGAAGTAAAATTGAAATAACAACACCCCCTACTATAATGATAAGCAGAGGGCGTAGACTGAAAGGTTCTTCAGACATGGTCAACATAATCTGTATGAATATTTATTAGCCTTTAGATTTTTCATACAGAGAAAACTCAGCCTGTTCAGGACTCAGAAATCCCAGTTCCTTTCTCTTCTTATTGGTGTTACTAATGATAAGTGCGGCAGAAGTAATAGGGGGTGCAACAGAAAGAGTAAATCCAAAATCAACCACACTCAAAGGAATAGCACCAAGTGCAACCGCAGATGCAATCAATGTGGGTTTCCAATACTTAGTCTTTGCACCATAGTATACTGATGCTGCTGGTGCCAAAAGAAAGTGTGTAACACATACTCCCCAACCACGTACAGATGCCTGACGGATTTCATTCAACTCTTTTTGAGCCTTGAGATAGTCAGTGTATTCCATAAAAGTTTTGTTTACCTGTGTATATCATACAATAAAAAAGCACCAC